TAATAGCTCTTATGAAATATCACTCGATAATATTAATATTTCTTGCGAAGTTAATAATGTTGAAGTTAATATAAGTGGAAATGTTTCAGTTAATACCGACTCTGTTAATGTTGAATTGGATATATCAGAATCGGTATTAACTATTGATTGTACTATAGATACTCAATCGGTTAATATGAGCTTTGGAAGTGAAGCAACAAGTGAAGTAGACAGCAACAATTCACCTTTCAATGTAGAGTTAGCTACTTCTACAAAAACCCCTACAACAAACATTGATAATGAAATTAATGTAGACAGCGTGAGTATAGAATTAGAAGCATTAGAAGCATTATTCATTGTTGATTGTATTGTTAATCCTTTCAGTGTAGACGTTGCATGCTCAATAACCGAAGTGCCAACAGATTCAGATGTTACGATCAATGTACAATCAAATAATATAGATTGTAGCGTTTTGAATACTCAACAATCTATTGGATGTGTAGTTAATACAGAATCCGTAAATATTTCAGTAAGTATTCCAATAACTCAGGAAATGATTGATTGTATAGTCTATCCTGAATCTATTAACATTGAAGCGGTTGTTCAAAGTGTACTGACATCATGTAATTATGATATAACGGTTGATAGCGTTAATATAATCACTGATATTTTAGAAGTTATCTATCAAAGTGATTGTATTATATATCCTAACCCTGTTAATCTCAATATAGATGTCTTAGAAGCGTTTTATAATGATGGGGTTATAGACTGTAATGTTAATGTAAGCCCTGTTAATCTCTTAATGGCTATTAAAGCAGTTGATTATACATTCAAAACGAATGTTAGTTGTTATAGTTGGTTCTTACCTATAACAAGTGAAGCTTTTAGATCTGCTGTTTTGTTACAAGTAATTGCTAGACTCAAGACAGGTTACATCCAGTCTAATGATACAAGTGGGAGCTTAACTAATGAAAGTGCAGAAGGAACCTTAACAAACGATAATACAACAGGTGATCTTTCAAGTGATAACTCAACAGGAGAAGTTACAAACAAGAATACAGAGGGTGAATTAATATGACTATATATATTGCTGGAGAAGCTGTATCCGACTATAGAGAGTTTACCGACCAGGCAGGTGCTAATTATGACCCCGTAGGACTGTTAATAGATATATTAGACCCAGATGGTGTTGTGATTGATGCTGATTTAGACAGTTATCAATCAAGCGAAACTGGAAAGTATTACTTTGTTTATACTGTGCCAACGGGTTATGATTACATTGTTATTAACTGGAAGACTGTTTCAACTACTCCTGTCATAGAACTTGTATTACATCAAACAGTAGTTTCTATATACGACATTGACAGACTCTTTTGCAGTCTTCTATACGCTGACAATTACGCTAATATGAAACTGAACACTACTTGGCTTGCTTTATCTCGTAATGAAAAGATAGCTTATTTGGAACAGGCAACGCAGTTTATAACAGCGTTACCCTGGAAAGGTATTCCTGTAGATGTAGATCAAACAACTGTATTCCCTCGTTATATGTACGATAAACGATTAAGTAATGATTTGTTAGTCCCTGAATCATCACGTTACCCTTATAATGCTAATCGTTATAGAGGACTTTACAATACGACAGTTGAGTTACCCGATGCAGTAAAGAAAGCATGCTGTGAAGTAGCTTTTATGAATTTAAAAGAAGTCGATAATGTCCATATTCAAAATCAAGAATTAGGGATTAAGAGCGTTTCTATAGGAGATCAAAGCGTAAGTTATTCAGGAAGCAGGAAAGATATGTTCCTTCCTGTTAATATAACTCAATTACTGAAACCTTATGTGTTTTTTAACGGACGTATTATTTAATTAAACTGTTTATGATATCTTCCTTTGTTCTGTGTTTTAATTCTTTTATTATTTCCGATATTTTATACCTACAAGAATCGGCTATAAACTTTGCTTCCGCAAGCGTTTTATAAGTCCCTATTGTAATTCTTCTCCGTTCGGCTACAAAGCTGACTCTATAGGTATCATTCTTTGTTTTAGAAACATTCTTTATTCTAGTAGACCGATTATTTTTATTGGGCGTATAAGACTGATATATAGTATGTACAGCGGTTTCTCTTACACTCGGTAATGATAAAGTCTTTGCTTGTTGTCTACTTAAACAACCACATGATACAGTGCCGGGTTTTCTCTCTAAATGACACTTAGCAACATTTATAGAATTTCCACACTCACATTTACAGCGAAAAAGACTCCGTGCGTGTTTATCTCTGTGACTAAATTCAATTACTTCTAGTCTTCCAAAATGTGTTCCTATAAAATCATTTATTTCTTTATTAGATAAAGAATTTCCGCACTTTTTGGAACAACACGGGTTTTCCGTTTTAATATTTGATTGATAACGATGGAATACCGTCCCGCACTTGGGACAAATAAATTCTTTTAATGCTCCCGTATTTTTCATTTTAATTCCTCCTTTAGTCTTTATGACGATATTACATTATTAAAGTTTCAATAAAGGTATAAATTATGTTATCACATCTTTACAGATCAACAATAGTCGTTAAGACAATATCAGGAGTAGATTTCTACAACAAACCTACTATTAGCTCCACTGCTAATGTGACTTGTTATATAAAAGAAGGTATTAAAGTTGTTAAGAATAAAGAAGGAAAGGAAGTTGTTTCTTCTGCCCGTATTCATACAGATGTTGCGATAGATGATAACAGTTTAATAGTTTTAAACGGACAGGACCGGGAAATTCTTTTTGTAGCCACTTTAAGAGATCTACAAGGAAATATAGATCACTATGAAACCTATATATAGGAGATTATTATGAGTTTTGGAACTTTTACATTCAATACTTCAATTGAAATAGTTTCAGGTACTTCTATCGCCGCTATTCTTAGTAAAGGTTGTGAAGCATGGGCGAAAAAAGAAGTACAACCAAAAACACGGGAGATGGTTCCTGTATTAACAGGTAGATTGAGAGATTCTTTTCAGATTGAAAAACTCGAAGATGCGGGTGTAAGACTTAGCTATAACACACCCTATGCCGCAAAACAACATGAAGAGCATAAAACAAAAGCTAAGTTTCTAGAGCGTGCCATACAAGAAGCGGCAGAGAGACTTCCATACTATTGCGAAGAATACATTAATCAACCTGGAATAATAATGATGATGCCAACTCACCCACACAAAGAAAATCCAGGATTAAACAGGGAGTAATATATGTTAGATAATTTTCGACAGTATTTAATTGATCAAGGATTAGCAACGGCAACCGAAGTGCATGCTAATGTCTGTGATGGGTCAGATGCTTGTATAGTACTCTGGGAATACGGAGGGTACAAAAGCCCCATAGGTGTTACAAGCTCAATCTCCGCTGTCCAGATCAAGGTTCTTGATACCGATATGAGCGCCGCAAGAACAAAAATAAATGCTATCTATGATAATTTAGTTGATGGCAAAGCGTTTAAGCTAATCAACAATACAAAAGCTAATATATTTGCTAACACCCCACCTTTTTACAGCGGACAGGATGAGCAAACGAGATATAGCTATATATTTAATGTCAATATAGTGACGGAAAGGAATTAACATGAAATTTTTAAGTGCAAAAGCAAAAGAAATAAGTAAAAACGGATATAAGTTTCTTTTCATTGATGGATGTTATGAGACGGACAACCCAACTGAAATCAATATTTTATCAGGGTTGTCTCCTCAAGTAATAACGATAAAAACACTGGAAAATTTACCAATAGAATCGCTGGAATTAATTAAAGAGGCTTTGTCGGCTGCACCCGATGATCATTTTATCGAACCTTTTGAATGTGATATTCAAGAGAATATAACAGAACCGAAAAAACGTACAATAAGAAAGGAGTCAGATAATGGCTGAAACCGTAGGAACACAATTAATCCTTCATGGAATAGATGATGCCGCTTGTAAGTTGATGCTAACAGATACAACCATCTCTACGACTTACGACTCGTTGTTAAAAATTCCTTCTATTCAGGAAATTTCTTTTAAGCCTGATATTTTCACAGACAAATTGAAAGCAAAAGGCGTAATAAGAGATGTATTCTCTATTTTAGAATCATGCTCTTTTACCTTTCAACATGCCGAGATTAACCTGAATGTATTAGCCGCTTTAACAGGTAGTGGCACAGTCGTAGCCGCTGGTTCATCTCCAAATCAAACTCAGACAATGACCTTAACTAATACATCAGTAGCTCCTTACTTCAAACTTGAAGGACAGGTTAAGTATGTTGAAACACTTGATGGGGTGTGTGAAGACTGTCACTTTATATGTTTTAAGGCAAAGCTGACAGGTTATTCATTCGCTCTTAATCAGGAAGGCTATATGACCCTATCTGGTGAAGGTATAGCAATCCCAACAGTAGCGGATGGTAATGTATTGTCAATCGTAGCAAATCAGACAGAAACCGCTATCGCCTAATGCTACATATCTATGGGACAGGTACGAAAATAAAGAATATAACGGGAGTCCATGAAGAGTCTTTGGGCTTGAATGTATTCCCGTTACATTTTCCCGATGTTAAATATTGGCTTTGGCTTGATAACATTAATTTTGGTCATTGTATTTATGAAAAAACAGACTCAACCTTAAAACCTTATTTTCCTTTTACTCCCGGGCGTGATATTAAAGGATCATGTTCCAGTGCTACTTATGCTATCAGTTGGGCTATTAAAGAAGGCTATAAAAAGGTTAACCTGTATGGAATACTCGATGAGGATGAGTACAATATTATAGAAGTAAAAGGCGTGAAATATGTTGAATGGCGTCATTTCTATGATGATACCGTTTTAACTTATCGCTTATCAGCTTTTGAAACTTTCAACAGAATTGTAGGTGAGCAAAAACAGCTCATAGATATTACATTCCCATTAAAGAAAGGATAAATTATGTCATTTCAAGACGTACAAGTAAAGAGAACTCCAATTACAATCAATGAGAAAGAATACTCTTTATTATTTGACAATAATGCTTTTGGAGAATTAGAAGATTTATACGGGTCTATACAAGAAGTCTATGATGCCTTAGGCAGAGGTTCCGTTAAAGCTTT